TTTGCACAACCTATTAAAGATCTTATACATTATACATTTGGGATTGATAAAGCAATATTATCTGGTGATAATGGTGAAAGAATATTTAGAGAAGAGCCTATGCCTGATTGGTTTTATTTATCACCAAGAGATATGATGCAAAAAATTGGTATGGCTTTTAGAAATGAATTACACAAAGATATTTGGGTAAAGGTTATGGAAATACAAATTAAAAAAACAAAAAGAAACATTGTTATACCAGATGTTAGGTTTAAAAATGAATTAGAAATGATTAATAAATATGGTTTTTGTATAGGAGTTCATAGGCCCGGTTATAATGGTGATGAACATATATCTGAACATGGTTTAGATAATATTGAGTTACCCAAGGTTTTTGAAAACAATAGTTCACAAGAGATTCTTTATGCAAAAGTTTATAATTACTTTAAGGATAAATTAAAATATGAAAATAATATATGATATCGAAACAGACGGTTTAATAGACACAGTTAGTAATATTTGGATAGCTGTTACTAAAAATATAGAAACAAATGAAATAGTGACATTTAGTGATTATGATCCAGATAGTAAACCCTTAAATGAATTGATATTATATTTAAATAAAGCAAAAGTAATTATAGGTCATAATATTATAGCTTATGATAATGTTGTATTAAATAAAATATTAAATTGGAAACCTAAAAATATTAAATTTATAGATACAATGTTATTATCTCAATTAAATAATTTTAGAAGAGAAGGTAAACATTCTTTAGGTAATTTTGGTAAAATAATTGGGGATCAAAAGGGAGATAGTCCTGATTTTACTAAATACTCTAAAGATATGAAAACTTATGCTATTCAAGATGTTAATTTAAATCACAAAGTTTATAATTATGTTGTTAAAGAGGCTAATGAATTAGTAACAAAAAGACCTAATTATAAAAAAGCATTACAAACAGAACATTCTATTGCTGAAATTTGTGCTAATCAGGTTATGAATAAATGGAAATTTAATACGCCCTTAGCCAAGAAACATTATGAATATTTAACTAATGAGATGAAAATTATTGAGGATGAGATTAATCCTACATTAAAACCTCGTAAGGTTATGATAGACAAAGATCCTAAAATGGCACGTTATTTACAAAATGGTAATTTCTCTATTGTTACTTGCAAAATGTTATCTAAGTATTTAGGTAAAGAAATTAAACCTACTGATACACATTTATGGGAACCTAATAAAACTTTTCAAAGATATGAAATGATTGAAGCTGATCTTGGTAACATGGAACAAGTCAGGGCAATGCTGCTTGAAAACGGATGGAAACCAAGTCAATTTACACCTAAAGGAGAGCCAAAAATAACAGAAGACACTCTTCATACAATTGAAGGTGATATAGGACAAAAAGTTTTAAAATATTATCAATTAAGATCTAGACATTCTGTACTTAAAGGTTGGATTGAATTAGCTGAATTAAACAATGATAGGGTTTATGTTGAAGCTTTTAATATTGGTACACCAACATTTAGACAAAGACATTCTAAAATAGTTAATGTTCCTAGTGTAAATGCATTTTTTGGAAAAGAAATGCGTGAACTTTTTATGGCTGATGACGACAAGGTTATGGTTGGGTGTGATAGCTCAGGTAATCAAATAAGAGCATTATGTCATTATTTAAATAATAAAGATGTAAATAATCATGTATTAAATGGTGATATACATCAACACAATGCTGACACTATAGGTGTATCAAGACCATTAGCAAAAGGTTTGCTTTACGCTACTATTTTTGGCGCTGGTTTTGCCAAATTAGGTAAAATGGTTACAGGTGTTGAAGATTTACAAAAAGGTAAAGAAGTAAAAGAAAAATTATATTCTGCACTACCAGGGTTAAAAGAGTTATTAAAAAGATTGAATACATTTTTTTACACTACTCAAAATAAAAATAGTTTAGGTTTTATACCGGCACTAGATGGTAGGAAAATATATGCTGAGTCTAGTTTTAAATTACTTAATTATTTATTACAATCTTTTGAAGCTATAACAGTAAAAAACGCTGTAGTTAATGCTTTTAAAATGTTTAAGGATGAGAATATTGAAGTTGATATGTTAGGGTTGATACATGACGAGGTTCAGCTTCAAACTAAACCAGAAAATATAAAAAGAGTTAAAGAAATATTATCTTATTCATTTGGAGATTTTATTACTAAAGAATTAAATTTAAATATTCAAATGGCAGGAGATGCTAAAGAAGGGAAAACTTGGTATGAAACCCATTAAAATGATAGGTATTGTCGATGGAGATGTGTTAATTTATAGAGCATGTCATAAATCTATAAAAGATAATTTAGATGTGAATAAAACTTTTGACGATATTTATGAAGAAGTAAAAGACGAAATACAGTGTGATGAATATTCATTACATGTATCTGGTCACGGTAATTTTAGGAAAAAAATAGATCAAACTTTTATTAAATACAAAGGTAAACGTAAAGATAAACCTGAAAATTTTATAAAATGTAAAAATTATGTGATAAAAAAATATAAACCTACTAGTGTGGATTTATTTGAAGCCGATGATACTGCATCAGTAGAAGCTACTAGATATTTAAATACCGGACAACCTTACATATTAATAACTGTTGATAAAGATTGGCAAATGATAGGGGGTATGTTTTACAGTTTAATGCATAAATATATAAAACCTATATCTAAATCTGAATCATGTGAATTTTTACATAAACAACTATTAACAGGTGATAGTGTAGATAATATACCTGGTATACAAGGCATAGGTAATATTAAAGCTAGTAAAATATTAAAAGGTAAAGATCTTAAAAAACAATTTGAATCTATTATTAAAACTTATAAAAAATATCACCCATATGATTATGAAGACAGATTAAATTGTATGGGTAAAATGTTATTTTTAATTAAAGATTTTAAAAATAATTCTAATTGGGATATAGATTACTGGAAAAGGTATATTAAAGATGTGCAGAAATAAACATAAATTAAAATATTATAGATCTATATCAGGTATATGTAGTAGATCTTTAAATCACTGTAAGCACAGGGTAATTAAGTATAATTTAGATTTTAATATAGATTTAAATTATTTAAAATCTATATTCCCTAAAGATCGTAAATGTCCTATTTTAGGTTATGAAATGAAACCGTCTCAAGGTATTATGGGCGGTAATAAATACAGCCCTACATTAGATAGAATAAACCCTAAACTTGGTTATGTTAAGGGTAATGTAGAATGGGTTTGTATGTTAGCTAATAAAATGATGAGCAATGCTAATAAAAAAGACTTAATAAGATTCAGTAAATGGATTAATAGAAGATATAGTTATTAATAATAAATTAAAGGTAATATAATATGGGTAAAAACACATCATTTATAAAACACACAAATTGTGAAAGTTGTGGTTCATCAGATGCAAATGCTGTTTATTCTGATGGATCTGCATATTGTTTTAGTTGTAGAGAAAATACTCCAGCTGGAACACAAGATACAAATATTGAATTTAATGTAGTACAATCACAATTAACTTTGGATGAAATTGAACAACTTCCTATAGAATCTTTTAGAGGTATATCCAAAAAAGTTTTATATAATGCTGGTGTTAAAATTGAATATGATGAAAATAGAAATATTATTAGTCATTTTTATCCAATAACAGTAAATAAAAAGATTAAAGCATATAAGAAAAGGATAGTTGCTACCAAAGATTTTAGATCAATTGGTAAAGCAGATGTTCCTGAATTATTTAACCAATGTAATAGTGGTAAAAGAAAAAACTTAGTTATTACTGAAGGTGAAATAGATTGTTTATCAATATTAGAAATGTTAACAAAAGCTAAGGCTCAATTCGATGTTGTATCAATTGTTAATGGAGCCCAAAGTGCTAGAAGAAATATTGCAGCTAATTTAGAATTTGTTAATAAATATGATAAAATATTTTTAGCATTTGATAATGATGAGTTTGGTATTGAAGCATCAAAAGATGTTGCACATATTATTAAACCTGGTAAAGCTCATATTGTAAATAGTGTTCACAAAGATGCCAATGATGCTTTAACAAAAGGTTTAATTGATGAATATCTTCAAGATGTTTGGAGTGCTAAAGCCTATAAGCCTGACAATTTTGTTTCAGGTGAAAAAATATGGCAAGCATTTAAGGAAAGATCTGAAGTTAAATCAATTGCATATCCTGATTGTTTAAAAGGTTTAAATGATAAATTATTTGGAATGAGATTAGGTGAAATTACTTTATTTACATCTGGTACAGGTTCAGGTAAATCAACAGTTGTTAAAGAAACTATTTTAAATTTATTAGAAAAAACTGAAGATAAAATAGGTTTAATATCTTTAGAAGAATCTATAGGTGATACAGCAACTAAATTAATTGGTATGTCTATTAATAAAAATATTAGAATGCCGGGTGATGTTAGTGACGAAGAAGCGAGAAAAGGTTATGAAAAAGTATTTGGTGATGAAAGATTAATACTATTAGATCATCAAGGATCTGTAGCTGATAGCTCTTTATTAGATAGGATTGAATATTTAGCAGCCTTAGGTTGTAATTATTTAATACTTGATCATATTACAATTGCTGTTAGCGAGGGCGTTGATGGATCAACAGGTAATGAAGCTGTTGATAAGGTTATGTCTTCTTTATTAAAAATTGTTAAACGGTATAATATTCATTTAACTTTAATATCTCATTTAAGAAAAAGTTCTGGAGATGGTAAGTCATTTGAAGAAGGTGTTATGCCTAATCTAGATTCTATTAAAGGATCTGGAAGTATAAAACAAATAAGTTTTGACATTATAGGATTTGCTAGAAACATGATGGCAACTGAAAAATCTGATAGAAATATAGTTAAATTTGCTGTATTAAAATCTAGATTTAGTGGTGATACCGGTATGTGTGGCCAAGCAACTTATAATGTAGACACAGGAAGATTAAATTATAATGAAAGTAATTTAGCTTTTAAAGAAGTGTTATAACCAGTTTCGGTTAGAAGTTAGATCTGTATGTAAGACCTTATAAGGCAAGCAACTAACAGACAATGGTAGAAGGATGAATAATAGGCTTCCTCTCTAGCCTACATCAATACTAGGAAACCGAAGCAGCTGGGTAACCTGTTTAAACTGCCCAATTAAAGAAAGAATATTATGAAATTATATAAACCATTACCAAAAATGTTAACAATAAAAAAATCTAAAATACATGGATTAGGATTATTTGCTTTAGAAACAATTGAACCTGAAGTTAACTTAGGTATGATTCATTATATTAGTGAGTTTTTTGATAAAGAATGTATTAGGACACCATTAGGTGGTTTTATAAATCATAGTAATAACCCTAATTGTTATAAAAAAGAAGATGATTTAATATATGAAAAAAGAATATATTTAATTACAAAAAATAAAATTAAAAAAAATGAAGAATTAACAATTAAATATACAATGTATAAGGTAGGAAATAAAAATGAAAGATAAGTTAATTGAAAGTATTAAAAAACATGCAGAAGGACATATTGAAAAGCATAAAGTAAATATTGAAATATTATTAAATAAAGTTTGTGGTATTGCTGAACATCCAGATGTTGTAGAAACAATTGAAAAGGAATTAAAAATAATAGCTGAATATGATGATCAATTAGAAATGTTAAATAAATATTTTAAATAAAATAAAGGGCGTAATAAAACGCCCTTATTTATTTTATTATTAAATACCCTGTAATCTTGGGTCTTTAGAAGTTATATTTTTTGAAGCTTTAGG